CTTTCCAGAAGCAGTTGGAGATATCAATAATTTTCGATTATGTCGCAAGGCGTCGTATACTCCCTCAACTTGGTAGTCGCGTGGGGCGTGTCTACTGATAGCAGTCATATAATCTTTCACACCTTCCTTTGAGATTCCCTCATTGATCTCAAAAGGAAGTCCATAAAACTTATTATCTGCAAATTCGTATGTGTAGTTATGATTTTCGCAAAATTTAATAATCTTATCTAAAAGACCAATATAAATCTCACCTGTTTGTGTAGAGAATAGGCGAATCTTTCCATCCCAGTACTTGTTTTTATACTGAGGACTAAATTTGGCATTAGGAACCTCAAATGTAAACTGATCTGCTAGTTCGTAATAAATGTGAGGTTCTGCCTTGATATGCAGATATACTTCGTTCTTTTTTGATATAATCAAATGACTCATATTTTATATCATTCCGATACAAATATTTATTGTCAATAAAAAGAGGCATTTCTACCTCCTTGTTTATTTGTAAGGATCGTAACTATCAGCAAGTTTTATTCCTGATATTCCATATCCTTGAGACCCACCTACCTTATAATTTTTCAAACGAGCAGCAATTGGTTTTGAGTTTGGATCATCAGTAACATCTTGTGCTGAGCTTCCTCCACCTTTTACTCTAGCAGTTTGATATCCTGTTCTTGAATTAATAGGACTCATTCTTTCTCCAGAAGGTCCTTTAATTTTTTGATATATGCTACCTCTTTGGGCGGCACCTTCTGCATCACTTCTAGACCTTTTAGGTCCAGAAGATGAAATATTAGTTGGTTTGTTTACTACAACATCTCCAGATTTCGCCCCTGCTTCTAATGCTTTTTGCCCCACACCCTTCGCTGCACCCAAAAATGCTTTTACTTTTTGCATAGGCGATAGTTTTGATTTTGCAGTTCCTAACGTAACATCATGAACTGCACCTTTGACTCCATGCAATTGAGATTTTAGACCTTTTACAGTAGAACGAACATTTTTTTCACCTTCTTTATATGCTTTTTTTGCAGTATTAGATGCAAATGCTGTTGGATTTGCATGAGTCCTAACATATGTTGCTACATCTGGACCATTTTTCATTTTCCAATCGGTAGTAACATTTGGATCTTTAGTAGGACCTCTTCCCCTAAATCCAGCAACGGCAACATCCTTTCTCGCTTTACCTTCACTTCCAGGAATTGGCATAGTTCCTGATTTTTTAGATGTTAATATATTTCGCAATTCTCTTGCTTCGTCCAAAAACTCTTTAAAAGTCTTCATTCCTATAGACAATTTATTTTTATTTAGTTAAACCCTGATTGGAATCTATGCCACTCAATTGCATTCTTGATTTGATAAGTTCTATTGGAAACTGTCTTGATAATTTCCTCAAGAAACTTAAGCATAATATCGTAGTATTTAATTTTGAGATCTATCTTATTCAGTCTCTCATCGGCATCCATATGCCTCTGTAATGCCTCTTTGTCTCTAACTTTATAGGGGAATGGTTCTTCTTCGTAAACCTCTACAGGTGCCTTTCCTGAGTAGTAATTATATCGTTCTAATTTGACTTTATTGTAAGTTTCTCTTGCTTTTTCACGCAGTAAAGTAATTGTATTATAAAGTGTATAATATTTGGAATGAAGTTGAGGTATTTTTAGTGATTCATCGTGTAAGTTATCGGGATCAATGACAGAATCTCTCTGCCACATCTCCTGAATTTCATCAAGATTCATATGTTGTTCCGTCAGGTTTCAGAATGTTATATACAGTATACTTGAAAGTTGCCTCTGCTGTAAAGTAGTTGATATCCGTTTCCTGTGCCTCAAACTCCATTGGTGTTAAAGCAATTGGATAAAGATCTTTAAACTTAACTAATGCAACGTCTCTATAATTGCTGTTTAAAATTCTCAAAGTTCCATCACAAAATGCATTTTTAGGATCGGTTATTTCATTTTGTGTAATAAAATTATCATATTGGGAAGCAACCTCTGGAAACCCTAGACCAGTTAACCAGGTATGAATTGCCATATAATTTTCTAAATTTTCATCAATAAGAAATCTAAGAGTAAAGTCACCATAGGTTAATAGATCTCCAGGTACATCAATCATTTTTAGATAATTACTTTGCTGCACTGTGCTTAAAGTAATTTCTGGTATTCTAGATGCATTAGAGAAAAAAGTTACCTTTGGGAATTTTGCCAAAGTAAACCTAAATCCTACTGGCGATAGAAAATTTCTATTACCTATTTGATTAGCAAAGGGATTGGATGTCATTATTTTTTCTTAGGTGCGACTTTTGCGGAAACCGAAGGTGTAGTTTTCACGTAAACTTTTTGTTTTCCAAACTCTTGAGATGTTATATTTGGATTTCCCGAAACATCTCTAGCAGTTTGTAAGGCAAGATCATATTGCGTCTGTTTATTATAATCACCAGCAGGACCAAAGTTACCTGTATCAGAAACTTTTGTTGTTGCAACAGGAGTTCTTGTTCCTGGTGCAGTAGTCATTTGCAATTTAGTTCCAAATGGTGTAGATGGTCTACTTGTTTCTTTTGACGCATATGGGACTGCAACTAATCTTTGTTTATCATTAAATTTCTCTCCACTTGCAGTCAAAGATCCAGGAGTATCTGCTTTACTATATGAACTTACTGTTACTGGTTTCCAACCATATCTTTTTTGTTCTGCACCAGTATGACTTCTCTGAGTAAACTTTCCACTAGACTTATCAAGAACTCCTGGTTGATAATTCTTATATGCAAGAACTTCCTTTGATTGTGGTTTTGTTGGTTGTACTTTTGGCGCAAATGGGTTCCAAAACTCTTGGATATTTGCGTCTGCACAAAATTCTCTATACGACTTCATAAGTCTTTTTAATTATATTTAGACAAAAAAAGAGGGTCCCGAAGGACCCTCTGAAAGGTGTGAGAAAGACTCACATAAGGTTAGCAACCTTAACTCTTCTGTAGTAACGGTTAGCGTTAACGGTAAGAGCACCAGCACCAGCGGTGAGACCCTCAGCGAATGGGTTTGCAACCATTCCGTAACGGGTCTTAAAGCCGATTTTAGGCTGGAAAGTGTTCTCGCCAACGGCACGAACCATTTGGAGAGGAACGTATGGGCAGTAGAATAGACCAGCGTCATATGGGCTGGAACCCTTGTAACCAACAACGTAGTACTGGTTAGCAGCAACGTTAGCAGCGTATGGGTCAATGTAGACCTTATACTTACCTTGGAGAACACCAGCGAAGGTGTTACCAGTGTCATCAACGTTGAGGTTAGCGTTGAGAGCAGGGGTGTAATCGAGAACACCAGCCATTGCGAGTGCCGAAGCAACGTCAGCAGAGCAGATGATGGTGTTGCCCTTTCCTCTACGAGTTCTTTGTGCGATTGCGTTAGCGTCGCGCTCGATTTGGAAGATAAGACCCTTAAACTTCTCAACTGACCAACGACCGTTGGAGTCAACGTCGAGGTCGAAAGTACCTGCGGTAGCAGTGTTAACTTGAGCACCCGACTCAGCAGTTCTGTAGATGGTACGAATAACTTCGCGGTTGATCTCAGCAAGAATCTCAGTTGAGAGAATATTTGCGAGTTCCGCTTCAGCATTCAGACCGTGAATTGCCTTGAGGTCTTGAGCGAGCTCAAGTGAGTACTCAGCTTTGAGGGCACGTGACTTAGCAGTTACGGTTACCTTCTCGATGCTGAATGCCATCTGGTTGAAGTTATCACCAGAGGTTCCGAGATCTTCAGCATCATCGGTTCTCATACCCTGACCTACGCTGTAGGTGCTGCCAGTTTGACCTGACTCAGGATTGAGAAGACCAGGGTTAGTACCAGTTTGGCCAGTAGTACCCATACCAACGGTAGCACTAGTCATGCCGTTGGTGAGGTCGAATCCTTCGTTCTGACCAGAGAACGCGGAATCAACTTCGTTGTAGAAGGATTCTGGGCCAGTCTGATCGGTGTAACGTGAGCGCATTGCGAAGATCAGTCCAGTAGGACCGTTCATTGGCTGAACGCCGCAGAGATCATAAGCGATCAGGTTAGGCATTGAGCGTCTGATCAACGAGATCAGAACAGGATCAAAACCTTGTAAAGGACCAGTTGTAGCAGCGCCAAGACCAGGATTAGATCCTGAACCAGTGCCGTTTGTTGGACCTTCGAAAAGGAACTCACGCTCTTCGCGGATAGTTCTCTCTTGGTTTTCGAGCAGGATAGCGGTTACAGCTCTACGATGTGAATCTTTGATAGGATCAAGACCTTCGTAATCTAGGAGCGGAGACCACTTCTCCTGCAGATGCTCAGCATTGAACATTTGCATTGGATTTTACCTCTTTTAAAAGTGTTGTTTGTTTGATTTTAATGATATAAAAATCACTTCTTAGCAACTTTATCTAACATTGAAAGATAAGCACTCATTGATGGTGTATGTGATTCTTCAATCACATAACCTTGTGCTACCTCTTCCGAAAGATTTTCAGTTACGTTTCTGGGAGCACTAGTATTTGCTGGGAAATAAGAATTTCTCAATGTTACTAGTTTCTCACGATAGTCTGCTTCACTGTCAAACTCAACATTTTCTGCCAGAGAAGCAAGTTTATCTCTCTGAGAAAGTGCTAGACCTTCTGAGACGTCTGCAAAGATTACATCAGCAACCGACTCTGCTAATCTTCTATTGAGAGCAATATTTCTTTCGATTTGCTCGTTGAGTTTTTCTTCCATTTCATCAAGTTTGTCTACCATATTATAGACAACATCATATTTTTCTTCAGGGATTGATACATAATGCTCTTCAAAAAGTCCTTTCAGACCTGAAAGGAACGATTCAGTCATTTCTGACTGTAAACCATGTTGAACTGCAAGTGCATTCTCTTGGAACCACTCATCAGCAACATACTCAAGATATGAATCAACTCTATCGGTTAATTCTTCTTTAATGTAATGTAATTCTTCAACCATTTGTTCAGCATATACTTCTTGTAGATGCTCTTTAATGGTGGCAACTTTAGATCTGATTGCTGCCTCAAAGATTGTTTTTGCTTTTTCTTGGAACTCTTCGGAAAGTTCTTCACCTTCGAGAAGAGCATTTACATCTTCTTCGATGTTGAAGTCTTCTTCTACTACTTCCTCGTCCTCTTCTTCAGATTCTACATCTTCAAGATCTTCATCTTCTTCAGTCTCTTCCTTCATTTCCTCATGATCTTTTTTCTTTTTCTTGGAAGGCTTCTCTTCTTTTTCTTTTTCGTCTTCATCCTCTTCTTCAGGTTCAGACTCTTCCTTTACCGATTCTGCTGCTACAGCTTTAGCGTTAACAACATTTCTTACTTGAGCAAGAGTTGTCGAAGGATCCTTCAGTTTTCCTGAATCGTCGTCTGGACGATAGTTTTCTGGAGTAGGACCACCGAGATCCTCCCAAGCACCTGTTTGACCAGGAGCAACAACTGGTGTTGCACTCCCGCGAGGTGCTTCAGCTGGAGCGGCGCCTTTGGTTACTACGTTTTCCATTTCTTGTAAATTTCTACCAACGGACATTTGTTTTTAGATCTTGATATAATCTATATTTATTTATTAAATTTAGAGATTTGATAAGAAATCTTGGAACAATTGCACTTTGTGTTCCTGAAGAGTTCTTTCATCAACTAAAGTATTGATTCTACGCTTTGTAGATTCAGCGAGTCTTTCACGAAGAATTCCCCCTTCCCAAACCCACTCCTTACCTTCCATAATTCCAGATACAAAAGCATCAGGAGCTGAAGGATCTGCAACGATATCAGCTGCAGTTGCAAGCATGAAATCTTCACCAACAATTTTATGACCCTCATTGGTCATTCTGAGTGAACCAACACCACGAGAGGAAACGCCAAGAGTAACACCTTCATCGATTAAAGATTTTGCAATCTTACCCATTGGGGTTTCGAGAAGTTGTGCTTTACCTCTAAAATTATTTCCTTCTTGAGTTAAAGAAACAATTTTATGGGAAACGCGATCAAGGTTAACGGTAGGACCATCTGGGTGTCCTAATTCACCAAGAGCACGTCCTTTATTAATAAATGATTCAGTGTAACGATTAACCTCACGAGAAAGAGTCTCCATAGGATACATTCTTCCATTACGATTGGAAATATTTCCCTGAAGGAAAACACCCTCAATATAAAGTTTTTTTGCGTTACCCTTACCCTCAGTAATAAATTTTACTTCGGATACTTCTTCTGTGATGAGTTTCATTTTTATGCGTCTCCAGAAATTTGTACTTGTTGTATATAAACTTTTCCAGCAGATCCAGATGTCATTGCTGAAACTCTTAGAGATTTTCTAAGATTGGCAGTTGTTGTGAATGCAGTAGCAATTCCTGATGTATTTGTTCCGATTCCAATTTTTGTGGAATATCCACCATTTACTGCTGCTGAAGTTTGTACAGATACAACGGGACAATGTGTGAAATTATAATATGATTGAGTATCTGCAGTAAGAGTTACATAATCATTGACTTCAAATGGAGAACCAGTTCCTTCTGGGAATGTAATTGTTGTTGTAGTGCCAGTCTGAATTCCTGCCACTCTTTGAGAAGCAACAGATAATGCTAAGGTTGGTGAAGTTCCAGCAACAACAATATAATCCGAATGAGTCGCGGTTGGTTCTGTTCCAATAGCAACAAATGCATCAGCTCCAGTTGCAGTTACTCTAAGAGCATTTGACTGAACTGGAAATGCAGTTGATTTTGCTGCTGTGGCACCAGTAACAAAAGATGTATTTAACCCAACTGGTCTATGTGCCATTATGCTTGTTCCTCTTCTGTGTAATCTTCTTCAGTATCATCAACTTCAATTTCTTCACCTTCTTCATATTCCGATTCTTGTTCCCCAAACATACCCTGAGCAACTAGAGGTCTTGCAAGATCAATTCTTTCTGCAGATTTTGCATAAAGAATTTCTTTAATCTTATCACTAACATCTGATGCAGCAGAACCTGTTGCAATCAAATCGATAATATCTTCCATAAAAATCAAATATAGGTCTATAGTTTATTTATATCTCTGCTTTTTTACTATCTTTTTTAAGATCAGAGTCAAATTGTGCAGATTGTGCTTCAAGATCTGGTTCAGTTGGAACTTGTCCCATATCACTCATTGGATTCTGACCTAAATCACCTGCTCCCATTTCTTGACCCTCTGGTGGAAGTGCTTCACCAGTAATTGGGTCAACAGCATTTGGATCAGGAATAATACCTTTTTTGATTTCATCCTGAATTTGAGTATCAATTTCAATAATCTCAGCATCAGTTTGGCGAAGAATTCTCTTACGAACGTATTCTGTAGAAAAATACTTTCCAATATATGGTTCAATTGTTGTAAGTGTTCCTAATCTATTATTAACTAGTTCAGACTCTTTGAGTTCTGCAAATTGATTATCATATAAGAAGTCATACTGAATGTGATCACTCATCACATTCCAGTCTTCTGGACTAACAATATTCTTAAGAATTAATTGTGTTCTTAAAATGTCATTAAAGAGATTGGCAAAACGCTTTCTTAAACGTCCGACAAATTTTGAAAATTTAAGTTCATCTCTTAAAATTTCTGAAGATCTTCCAAGATTAAATCCACCATCGCTTGCAATTCTGGATTCTGGAACATTAAGTGCTCTATAGAGTTTCTTTTGGAAATACTCAATATCAGCAAGTTCACCTAGATTTTGTCCACCAGGAAGAGTTGTGATTTCCGTTCCACGCCCACCTTCTCTACGTGGTAACCAGAAGTCTTCCATCATAGACATAAACTTACGATCATCACGAACTTCTCCAGTTTGTGCATCATAAACAAGTTTATTCCTATAGCGAGACATAACCTCCTTGAGGTATTGTTCTGCTTTTACTTTGGGAAGATTACCTACGTCAATATAGAAAATTCTTCTTTCTGGAGCACGTGATAGTCTGTAAATTACAAGAGAATCCTCAATCATTCTTAATTGATTGAGTGACTTGATTGCTTTATGGAGATATGAAAGAACAGTATTTTTATTTCTATCAAGTAATCCAGAAGTGCAATACGCTATCGAATCCTTTGCAATTCTAACAGCACCTTTGCTTCCACCTGCTGAACCGCCACCAAAAGTTCCACTAGCGTAATTATTCCCACCTTTAGTGTAGATGAAGAACTCCTCAATTTCTGGATTATCCACCATCTCTTTCTGAGTGTTTAATATTGGTGGAACACGATTATCACTCTTCTTTTCTTGACGAACATATTTGATTTTTAATGGATCAACATATCTTAATTCTTGGATTCCTGCTTTTGGATCTTTGACATCAATAACTTTCAGATAGTATAGGCGACCATCAACATACCAATTCCTAAAAATTTCATGACACTTTTTATCAAAGTCAAGCATTTCTTTAATATGCTTAAACTCCTCTCTAATTTTTTCTTTTAATTTATCACTAGCGTTTAAGTTGGATAACTCAATTTCTACTGGAGAATCATAAAGATCACTCACCAATGCTTCATTTACAACATCCTCAACTGCATTATCACATTCAGGATGTAAAGACATCTCACGATATCTTCTAATTAAATCATATTCTGTACGATAAACTCCTTCAAGATCAACATATTGTCCATAAAATCCACTTTGAATATAATAATCAGCCCCGTCCGCATTGTTAGGTGGGACGGGGGAAATTACACTCTTAGATTTATTTTGACTGTCATCAATTGAAAAACCAAAAAGTTTTGCCATGTTATAAGTTGAGTAACTACCTTATTCTCTATTTAGTTGATATCAATACCACCAGCATTAGGACTGTTACCTCTAATTGCTTCCCACCAGAGAATTTGAAACTCTACAGTAAACTCTTCAATTCCTTCCTGATCATATGAAAGATCAATAGCAGTGATGTTAGTTGGGAAAATGTCATACATGTGATATGCTCTAAGTGTAGAACCATCACGATCTAATTGATAGACAAAAGCATCTGCCTGATAAAGTGTTGGATCTGTAACACCAGTGTTGTCAGAAACTCTGTTAATTGTATTCATCCAGTTCTCAAAAGCTGAACGAATCGCAAAATCAGTGTCGTTAATAATATTAACTGACCAACTTTCGAAAGTACGATCGCCAGCAACATTTAGAGTTCTTCCTCTAAATGATACAGGTAACGCTGCGATTGTTGATGCTGGAAGAGCAGCAGTTTTGCATAAAAATCTTGATTTATCAAGAACAACAGTATCTGCTGGAGCGATGTCTGGGAAAGAAAGTACAACTTCGAAGAGGTTACTTCTAGCTCCACCACCTGTGAGCTTACTCTTGAAGTCTGTAATTCTCCTTAATGGAGGTGGATTTAGTTGATTTCTAGTTGCCATAGTTTTTTAACCTCTGGATTAATTAAACGTTTCCAACTACTTCTTCAAACGCAACACCAGTTCTGGTGGCAACAAATGTAAGACCAATGAAGTTAATTGATCTGGTAGGTTTAATGTAGATATCAGCCACAAATTCATTACTATCTATCACAGCAGCAGTGTTATTTGTTTCATCACAAACAACAACATAGTCAAAGATTCCTCTCTTAGCCTGAACATCACGAAGGAATGGTTCAATGATGTTTACAAAGTTAGTCCTTGTAATTTCATCATTGAATTCGAAGAGTTGATCTCTTGCTGCTTGAGAAATTGCCTGCTCAAGATAGATAAACAATCTGCGAACGTTAATACGATCGAAAGCAGAAGACCTTGCAAGACCTGTTTTATCACCAAACAATACAATTCCAGATCCTGGTAAAAATACCACAGGGTTAATTCTGTTGCTATAAAGTCTATCTCTTTGAGATTTAGATGGATTGTATGCAAGTTTAACAGCGTTTAGAATCGCACCTCTTGCAGTTCCAGCAGGTGAGAACCATGGGAAGTTGGTAATATCGTTTCTTGCACAAGTTCCAGCAATATCACCATTTAGAGGAACGTACCTAAAAGTATTATTAAATCTATCAAACATATACTTATAACCAGAATCAAAAACTGCAAAAGATGATGAGGTTAATGGAGCATAGAAACTAATTACATTATTTGTAATATCTTCATCAGAATTAATTGTTGTTGCAGTTTGTGATGAAGTATCAGTTAGAGCAGATCCTCTATATGGTGTGATGAATGCAACTGCATCCTTTCTTGCCTCAGCAACAGCAATACACTTATTTGCGATTGCCTGTGCATTTTCTTTATCATATGATGCGGATCCCATAAGAATGAAATCAACATCATAATTTTCGGTGTTTTCGAAAAGGCCAAGACCACTTGTAATATTAGAAAGACTAGATGCTAATGCACCAGTAGTAGTTAATCCACTTTGACCATTGTAGTTTAATCCACCAACAAGAGTTAGAGTGCTGTTTCCATGAGCACCAAACTTAATTGCAGATGCATTTTGGTCCCAGTTAATATCATTTTCCAGAGTAAAGGTATTACCAATACTAATTGGTTCGAATGATGTTGTGGTGATACCACCAATTGCATTGTGTGGTTGAGAACCACCAAAGAGATATTCAGAGTTTATTTCGAGATACTTTCTCCAGTATGAAGGACTTCCACTTGAGTACTCAGCATCCTTTGCCTTTGAGAGTGCTAAATGCTTCTCAAGAATTGTGCCCGAATTTCCAGTGATTTCTCCCTTGTCATCAACCACAACTATATGAAGTTCATCAAATCTTCCGCCTCTTGTTGCAGAAAATTCAGATGTTTGTGGTCTATCTGCAAGACCGTTCCAAGCGATTGTAGTGCCATTAGATAGCGAAATTGATTGTGATCCAAACCAATCAGTAACGGAAGAAGAAGTTGTGGTTGCAACACTTACACCTGTTGCGCTACTGATTCCAATTTGAGTGCCAGATGCAAATCTATAAACACCAGATTCTTGGTAATCAACAGCAGTTTCTGTGCCACTAGCAGTAACATGTGAAACTAACTTCACCCAGAAAGCATTGGTGTCAATTGCAGTAACAACACCCTTTAAATATCCATTCAAAACCGAAGTGGAACCAACTCCAGGAAGTGTTGCAGAAATTGCTTGAGTAACGCCATATCCTACTCTCAATACTGATGTTGTTGCTGAAGCAACAGAAACAATCTGATCCGCAAGACTATCAATAACAGCAACTTTTAAGTTGTTTGCCCAAGAACCAGGATTTTTTGCTGCGATGAAAAAAGTTGCATTAGTATTTTCATCGTATCCTAGTTGGACATAATGTTCGTTACTCTTAATCTTGACATTGGCGCCAGATCCAACAAAAGCATTTTTTAGATCAGAATCATCAGATCTAACAACACTCAGTTGCCCACCATAAGCAAGATAGGATGATGCTACCATCCAATGCTCATAGTGCTTATCTGTTTGATATGGCTTACCAAAAGTGTCTAACAGTGCTTGCTCTGTTGTGATTACAGTTGGAAGTTCAACTGGACCTTGTGCAAAAGGTGCAACAATAGCAGCAGTTTTGTCAGTTACTGAGTCTACTCTACCTGCAGTTAAGTCAACTTCCCTAACAACGATTCCAGGAGATGCTAAATTTAGCGGCATCTTAATTCCCCTCGCAAATCCAAATTACCTAGAAATATTTATTAAAAAGGTTACTTTCATTGGGGAAACTGTGCGTGAACACTCACCAATCAGGATAACTCCATTCTGATGCCATTTTTTTAGTTTTTCTACTACTACTAATTCTTTTTATCGTACAATCTTTACACTCATAAGAATATGCTGAAGGAAATGCTCCCTTATTTTTTCGAGTTAGGTAAAAGTCGTTCATCAAATTTTTAACTTTTCCACAAACTCTACATTTTCTCTCAAAAAATAATATATGTTCTAATTCGATTTGATCATCAAAATCAAAGTCCATCATCTATAATCCCACATGTAAGAGCGATCTCCATATTCATCAACATTCCAAGACTCCATAGAATCTTTTGATTTAACTGACATCCATCGATCTCCCGTTTGCTTTTCAACAAAAACATCTTCATCTAACCCATCCATAATGAAACCAAATGGTGCCATGTCTTGTTCTATTTGATTTTTTTGCTCTTCATAAATTCTCTTACGAACATCATTATCTGTCATCTCCTTAAAATATTGTTGAGCAACTAACCAAGAGAAAATGACAAGACACATTGCAAGGTCATCATTACATCCTTCTTCTGCCATGAATGTATTGTGGCGTTGAGTAAATGTAGTTAATTCACTAATAATATCATAATCATTGATGACTAGTTTGTCATCCTCGATTAAAGTTCTTAAATTAGAACATCCCAACTTCTTAACTGCAGAGGTCATGCGAACACCAAGTTGAGATTTCTTACCACTAAATCCAGATCCAACAATTTGACCTGCTCTTCCCCTCATAGCACACATTAAAACATTATCATACTCAAGATCAAAGTGTAAGATGTTTGAAACTTGATCTCCAATATCATTGACTTCTATCAAAACCCAAGATTCATTATATGCCTTCGCAATTTGATGAATGATTGACGGAAACATCATTGGCTTGATTTCATTATTTTTATATTTTGCAACCGCAGTATATGGAAAATTGGTAATATCAAAAACAATGAAAGCAGAATAATCACTACCAACACCACGTGCAACGTCGACTGTGATGAGATAGTTGTGTTCTTCAATCGGGTTCATATAAACGTCCAGACCTTTATTTCTTCTTATTGGATCATCATAAACTAACGTTCTTAGTTTTGCTGGATTGATTAGTGTATCGACAGAACCTAAGAATTCGCACTCAAATTCTACTCTGAACTGTTGTTCCGATGTGTTTGCAATTGTCTGTGCTTTCCACTTATCATCCCTTCCTGGAACTTCAGACCAGTGAACTTCCGTTGGTACATATTCATTCTTATCTCTTTCCGCATCGTGCCACATGCGGTAGAAATGATTCATACCACGTGGTGTGGAAACTATGATGACTTTTGTGCTTTGGCCTGAAGAAATAGTAGGATAAACAGAGGCAAAGAAGTCGTCAGCAATGTGATTCGGGATGAATGCGAATTCGTCCAAAAAGATGATATTATACGATCCGCCTCTGACAGCAGATGAAGATGTAGAGTTTGCTGAAATTTTAGATCCATTTTCGAGTTCTAAAGAACCTTTGTTCCAAGATAGAATACCTTGTTGCATCCACTTGGGCAAGTTCTCATAAGCAAGTTGTAATCTTTGAAGAAGATCTCTTGCCGTAGATGCTTTGTTCGCCAAGATAGCTATATTAACGTTGTCGTTAAAGATAGCATAATGTAACAAATATGAAACACAAGTTGTAGATTTGCCTGTCTGACGAGGCATCTTACAGATGTTAAATCTATGATTATGGAAATTCTTAATTAACTTCTCCTGAAACGGATACATCTTAAATGGTTGTAATCCGTGATCAAGGGTTACGATTTTAATATAATTCTTAGCAAAATATACAGGATCTTCCTTACACTTTAAGAACTCAATAATTTGTTCTTCGGTAAATTGGATTTGGGTATTCGCTCTTTTAAGGTTAGGATTACCTAAGTAGATATTATCACTCATAAAAATTACCTACTCACCTCTTCCCAGTCCATAGAAGCAACAACAGTATCACTACCACCATCAGAAGCAACAACAAGTGTGAGTTCATAAGGGGTTGAAGTTAATCCATCTCTTTCTAACTGAAACTTAAAGAGTGCTTCTTTGAGAATATCAATTTGACTTGCTCCTTGATTTGTGGCATTAAAAAATCCACTTGCAAGTATTCTTCCATCAGTATAAGAAGTTCCAGTAATATTATATTCAACACCACTATCCACACCAGCACTCACCCAACTTCCACCTGATGTAGTTCCAGATGCTCTCACTTGCCAGTTGAAATTGCCAGTGCTAATTGGCATTATGGAAAGAGCAGTAAGAATAACAATAGCATCCAAATAATTCGGTGATGCTTTAAGACGCAATCCAATTACTGGATAAAATGTTCCAGCAGTTCCTAATGTTCTTGGAGAATTAATTGGAATACTAATTGCTTGCTGCAATCCACGAAGATCATAACCACCTTCAGAAATTACAGTAGAACAAATCTGCTTGAGTGTGCTTATACTTGTGGTTATTCCTGTATTCGCAATCTCATAC